CGACGGCTCTTGCGCCGACTTTTGCCTACAAATTTCTTCACCTCCCGTTCGAGTTCATCAGGTAACGCGTGGTCATGCTCGTTGGGGTCAACATTAGCTCCAAGTGGAAGACCGATTGCGAGTGCAACCTTTTCAGTTGCGAGCGTCTGTCCGCTCTTTCGGAACGTCCACTCGTCTACGCGATATGCGGATGAGGGGGATCTAAAGCCAGCCGGTCCCCGAACATTCGTAAACCTAGCGCTCACAACATTTGGAGGAGTTCCACCAAGAAGTCTGTCGAACACGCCAACCCGCCCTGGAAGGAAGTTCATCCGATGATCAATCCGGTATCTGACTCCCTTTTCAAGGTTGTCTGCGGGGATTTCTGCCATTTACTTATAACGACGACGAGTTTTCCGCGCGCGCGAAGAACGACGGGTGCTGCGACGGCGTCCCCCCGTACCCGCTGCTGCCGCCTGCTTCAGTGCCCGCGCTGCATTAATCGCATTCCCCGCTGGATATCTCTTGAATGCAGGCGCAGAAGGAGGTGCCACCTCTTCGAACATATACTCGCCATTGCCAAAATATCCTTTAACTGGGCGGCCCTTCTTATCCTTCTCGTCTTTCTCAATAACAGCTTCATCATCTTCAATCTTTGTGAACGTTCCAGTCCACTCGACTCCACCGGTCGTCAACCCATGCATCTTCCTAAATGAATCCCTGAAGGGGTCTGGGAGAAAGAACACATTGTACCTCTTACCCACCACCAAGTCCTCAACTTTGAGCCGAGGTTGCATTATTACACGCTCTGAATAAATTCCCAGTTCAGGTAGTCGCAGATCTTCTTCCAGATCTGATCGTGGGCGATCAAACGGTCCCGGGACTTGAGCAACGGAAAGTACACCTTGTACTCATCAAGATCCAGAAGCTCGAAGAACTTGTACAAGATGTAGGAGTAGGACAAAAAGTTCGTGCGGTCGTTTGGGCAGTACAGCAGAAATGGTGCCTGGATTTCCTGAAACATATTGCGGACCTTTTCCTCGATTTCCGGGGTAATGGTCGGTGGTGGATTCCCGTTCAAACGTGACAGAATGTGGGCTGCGTGCTCGTAATACTTGGATCGGCCCAGTTTCTTCAGGATTTCGCGAATCTCCTTTTCCGTCAAGTCTGCAATGTTATTGATCCGCCGTTTCCGGATTTCAAGAACCACTTCGTTCATGACCTCTTCCGGAATCATGGTGGATTCCTTGGCTTGGAACTGGTTGAGAATCTCATTGAGGTGGTTGATCTTCTTGTAGGCATAATTGTTCCGTTCCTTGGGCGGGTCCCGGAACGAGGGAAAGTCCGACACCACTAACGCATACTCTTCCGACCCGCAGTTCGGGCATACCAAGATTCCCTCGGAACTGATCTCTTCGCGCGCCACATTGCACTGGTTACAATGTTCCGTCATTTGCTGGACCACATCCGGGCAGTTGGACAGTTTCATGCGAGTCACATACTCGTCGAAGATCTGCTTGCGAGACACACCGTCCGTTGGAGCCGCCGAGGCAAAGAACTTCAAGAATGTATTGGCATCCTTGGGTGCCGCCACAGCAAGACTGGGTCCTTCCGTGCGCTTGTAGTACTCGGTTAAGATGTCCATGTTCTTCAGGTAATATCCCTCGATCGGATTCAGGTGCGACACTTCTTCTTCCAGTTCCTTGACACGCTTTTCCCATTCCGAGCATTGCAAGATCACCTTGACATCATTCGATGTCCGGGTCTCTTCAATTTTTACACGCAGTCCGTCTCGTTCTTCTGTCAATTCCATTTGCTTCGTCTTGGAATCCTTCAGAGTCTGTACAATCTCTTGATGCACAGAATCGAGCGTGCCCATTGAAGACGATCCGGTTTCGCGGATTCTGCGTACCTTGAACACATCCATACCACTCGTTCAAGATATTCGTGTAAGTAAGTAATGCCGTTGCCTTTTAAAAGTTCGACCGGTGATTGGGAAATCGACTTAAAGGACGATGAGCTCTCGTATGTTTCCCACAAGGGATCCTACCTCTTCATTCCATCGGGAGGTCTTTCCATCATCAAGAAGCCACCTGCGTACCAGATCAAGTCGTCGGCTGACCCAAATATCATGATTCAAATCGACGAAGATGAAGCGAGTGTTGTATTCAAGGATACCGTTCTTGCATCCATCCATGGTTCTGAAGACTTGTACGACTTGATGAAACGAAACTTTCCTGCAAGCATTGACAACGGAAATCCGGCTATTGTTCCTCCGTCTTCGAATCCAGTGTCGCCTACAAACTCTCCAGCCCGGCGTGGAGGTCGTCGCACCCGGCGCAAATCTCATCGGGCTCGTAAGTAAATGGCCTGGGCGTGGATCTTGATTGTCGTAGGTATTGTTGCAGTGGCTCTCTACATGAACTCCCAATCCGACCGGTCGGCCGGACATTGTGCGTCATGTGAAGGTGCTACTGGGGATCGAACCCAGGTTCGGAGGTTCAAAGCCTCCTGTCCTGACCACTAGACTATAGCACCATATACTGATAGACACTTCCATGTAAAAGAGAAGTTAATTGAGGCGTTCCCCAACTGTAAGATTCAACGAAAGTGGTTCACGCGATTCTGGGCTTAACGTGTTCTCTAGAATCTTTAGGTCCTTTTTGGCTTCTACCAACTGATCATACGCATAGTCAATCGTCTTTGTGGGACCGTTAGGATAGTAGAGTGTGATACGCGGGTTAGATAGATGGTCGATTCCCAGCCAAACTTGCTGTAACCCTGTAAGTTCAACCAGTCTCCCTGCAACACGAACTGTACGCAACATACTATGTATCTATATTTGTCTTCCATGTAAAAAGGTTTTTTGTTTTGTTCTTGTTCTTCTTGTCGTTTTCAGCAGTTGCACCATCCGCGGGGGGAGCGCTCCTCCTCTTCGACCTCGATCTTGCTGCAGTCGCACTCGGCCCAGCTTTCAACGCCGCACTCCTCGCAGACGTTCTCCGGGTTCATGATGGCCTGGTGCCTGTCGCAGTCGTAGCACTCGCGCCTCTCCGCGTCACCCTTCTCGAGGTGGTAGTAGCCCTCGCAGCGGTTGCAGTAGCGCCTCTGCTCGCGAAGCATGTTCTGGCACGGGCGGCAGAGCGTGCGGCAGTCCTCCGAGCACACCATGTCGTAGAAGTAGTTGCACTCCTGGCACTTGCCCGTCATTTGGTTGCAGCACGATGGCGAGGAACCGTAGGCATCCTCCTCGCAGCTGGCACAGAGCGGGTCGTCGCCGCGGTAGCACGTGATGGTTCCGGATCCACACTCGATGCATCCAGGCTTCGGGATCCGGATCGGCGAAAGCGCGGGCTTCCGCTTGTTCAGCAGGCGCTGCCAATCCGCCTTCTGGGCGGGCGTCATCTTCGTCTTGAGCTTGTTCTTGATGTGTGCGCAGTAGTCGCAGCAGCTGGTGTCCGTTGCGTAGGCGTTGTCGCACTCCTCGCAGATCGGCTTGTACCAACTGACTGGCTCGTCACAGTCGTCCTGGCCGAAGCGCTCCTGCCAGCAGTCGCAGCAGTAGCCGTTGGCGCCAACGAGGATGTCCTCGCCGCAGCCCGGGCAGTCGCTTGAAACGGTCGAGGCCTCGCACTGGATGCACATCTCGTCGTGCTGGCCGACCGGGTTGGAGCAGTTGGACTCGCTGCAGAAGAAGAGGTGGGTGTTGAGCTTGGGGGAAACGATAGAGGAGGACATTTTGAAAGTTGAAGGAAGTAGAGTGTGGGGGGGAAGACATACTGGTTTGCAAATCCAGATTCCGTTTTCGACTATCCAACTGCCAGAACAAGTGAAACTTCCTTCATAAACGCGGGGTTCGTACAAACGGTCCGGAACATGCGGACTTGCCGAACAAGCTTACCAAAATCATGGCCAAAATTCTTCGTCATAAAAAAGAGGAGTAGATAGGCAGACCGGTTAATACCAGCCTGACAATGGACAAATACGGTTCCTTTTGACTCCCGAAGAAATTGGCGCATGAGGGACTCAAACCGCGGGTACCAATCGAGAATCTTCACATTCACCGAATCGTATGCAGCCATACACGCATACTTGTCTGGGTGCGCTTTCCGAAACCACAGGGGCGAATCTTCCGGAAATGCACAGTTAATCACGTGCGTGATTCCATGCTTGGCGACAAACATGGGTGTCAGCATATGGCCCGCACCCAAGAGAATGTTCGGGTACACTCGAACCGGCGGTTGGTTCATTGACTTGAACAGAGAAATTGTCTTTAGACCCCCATACTCGAAAAGAACACCACAAAGAGGTGGGAAATGATCACACTCGCAGCGCCAAGAATTGCCGCGCCCGTGTAGCTCACAACGCCTCCCGATGTGTACGCATTCGGGAAATACTGGAGGAGGAGGTTGCGCGGGGTGGAGAGGGAAATGATCGCAGCAGCCAAAAAGAAGCAGAAATAGATCTTGAGATTCCGAAACATCCAACCCATCGCGGGGAGCGTTGGCTTGAACGACGGTGTCATGCCCGAAGTCGGTCCGGGACCCGACGGCATGGGAACAACCGGTCCAGACGACTGGGGTCCCTGCGGACTCGGAAGCAGGGCGTCGAGAGAGGTTGCATCGTCCATTTTGTTTATAAGGAAGACGCGAATTCACAAGATGCGTCCTCGACGCGGAAGCGATAGCACTTTCCGTCGTATTGGCTTACCTTGGATGTTGCGTCTTGTAACGTGATTGCGAGAGCGTTCTTTGTATCGTAATTGCGGTGAAACAAGAGTGCAGCAATCCCAAGCCCGATAATGAACGAAAAGAAGGGCGCGCCCCGTTCGAGCACTCCAGTGATGATCATTACTTGAAGGATGCTAAAAGATTGAACGATTCTGGCTCCGTGGTGCACGGAACTTCAACCGGGGTGAGACGAATGCATCCGGTATCGGTCGTATAGACGGTCGAAGCATCAGCCGGGGTTGGAACGCGCTTCACAGTACGGGTGGGCGGGATAAAGACAGTCGACAAGATGAGCCCGCACACAAGACCAGCCGTGACCAGATGTAATTGGATCATCCTTTACTTCAACTTTCGAGATTTCTTTGAGAACCCTTTGAAATCACAAAGAAATAGAAGAGCACGTTAAGGCATGCGATTGCATAGGGTCCAACTGCTGCCAAGATTGCCATGATGAATTTGGTCACGGGAGAGGCTACAAGGTAGGCAGGCCAGGCAAAGAATCGTCCAACGTTTCCAAACCGCGTATCATTGGGGACGAGACCTGTGGCAAAGTTCTTGTCATTCATATCCCAGATCTTCCACGAATAGAAGATATTGATAAAGTAGAGAATCACGAGAAGAAACCCCATGGCGCCCAGGGACGCCCATACGCTTATTTGGTAAGCCATCGTGCTCGGCGCACAGTAGATCTGCCCGATTGTGGTGTACTCTCCCAGCATAACCGTTTCCGTTAGATTGTAGGAATCCGTATGCCCACCCTCCTTGTCCGTGTACTCAATGAAGAATTGAACGGCTGGAAACCCTGCCTGCTTATCCTCCTCCTCGGTAGTCGTCAAGAGCTTCTTTTCACGAATTTGTGCATACAAGGGCTTCACTTCGAACTTGGCAACGCCGCCACAGAGTTTCGGAATTAAGTCCAAGACATCGACATCGTCCTTTGCCGTCTTGATTCGGGCACTTGTGATTGTAGTCACCGGACCCACAGGTGGGACGTGAGGAGTATCCATTGTTATGATGCAAACACGAGATTTGCCAGTCCGCTGACAATACGGATAAAGTTATAGGATTCCACGTAGGTAATGACGTCATAGGTGTAGGAGAATAATAAAGTACCCGTGCTCGATTGAATCACCGTCACGACATCGGAGGGTTGATACAGTAACTGTCCAGTGCTTGGATTGATCAAGTTCAAGTTTGCAGCCGGAATGATGGTCGGATTCTGGTTAAAGACCGTTGAGCGAAGCACGCAGACCTGCGTACCACCTCCAGCCAAGGTACTTAATGCAATCGGCTGCTGCAGGGTGATTCGCAGCGAAACCTTGTCAACATAGCTTGCATTGAACGATCCGCTCGGTTGATACTGATCGTTATTGAGAGCGAACGAGTACATGTACACGCCCGGGAGACTCGACGAGGACACTCCAGTGGTGTGGCGGTACGACTGGATGAGCGAAAAGTACGAGACGGGTTTTGTGTAGAACCGTTCCTTGCCGTTAAAGAGAATCACGCCATCCACAACACTATCCTTCGGGTACACGGACGAAATCTGGAATTGACCGCTCGAGTACAGAGACGATGCAACATTCAAGGTGTTGGGGGTGAAGGGTGCGCGATCCGGATTGGGCCAATTTGTGTAATTGTCCCAATTGTTCCCCAATTCCATATCGGTACGACGTGCGGCGAAAAAGACACGTGTCACGAGATTGAATGCGGGAAGCAGGATTTCCGTATTCGCTCCAAACTGCCCCGTATTGGAAAAGGTACGAACTTCCTTAAAGAGAAAGGTCTGGTCCGCCACTGCAAGCTGGTTGCTTTCAGTATCCTCAAGGGAGATGAAGTTACACTCCAGATAGGGATCCGGGAAGAAGGTCGTCAAGGTTGGATTGCTCGGTGCACCCGTGGTTGTAGGAGGGGATAAGAAGAGCTGCATCGGGTAAATTCCCGCAGGTTCAATGCGCTGTCCATATGTCGGAGATGTCGTATTCACATCAATCACTGTGTACAGATCCTGCAAGGGGCGCAGGGACACATTGATAAAGACTTCGGAGTTTTGGAGCGAAATCAGAGGCAAGGCCAGGCCCGGGTTCTCGCAAAACCAGAAATGGAGAGGAATCACGAGCTGGCGTGACCGGATACTCGGTTCAGGCACAGTGGTCATTGGCATCGAAAGACCCGTGGTGGATCCAACTGTGATTGAATGAGGGTACTGGGTCTGACGATCGTAGGCATTTGCAGGCTCGTACAGCTCCTTCACATTTCCCGTCATTTGGTCGACCAAGGCCCGCTTGGCCGCATCGTGGGTAAAGAAGGAATAGAACTTGAGAAACTCGCCTGTCAGTTTCTGGATCGACACGCCATTCACGGTGAGTTCAATGTAATTGATCAGATTGTACCCGATATTCTTGATCCACTGGAACTCGTACCCAATCGCAGTGCACCGAGGATCGTATCCAGTCGGAGGCGCAACACCGTTCAAGGCTACGAGGGGTGACCACACATCCGGAAGTGTGAGGATCAAGTAACAGTCATTGACAAGCTGTCCGTAGCGATCGATGCGTGTTGTCAAGAGCCGAGACTGGGTCGTGGCAAAATCCAGATTCGAACTAGAAAAGGTTAGGCGGATATGTTCCATTGCAAAGTTGGTGTGACGACGGTACACGGTGCGGAAATGGGTCATGGAAGGTTTTCCAGTGATCATTTCATTTTGAGCCCCTACGGCAATGAGCTGCATTAATGCGCCCGGCATTTGTATCTAGGCGCACTGATTCTTTATATGCGAATAAGTAATGGAAGACGACTTCATGAGCAGGGGTCCGATGGGTCGAGCACCTGTACGCGACTGTGATGCCGTATGGGAAGACGGATATCGCGTCGAACAAGAAAGCAATGTCCGTTTGCGCTACAAGATTGGTGCCGCATGTTCTCCGAATGTAGTGTGGGAAGGTGAGCACAAGTATGCCATCTTGCCGCCGTTGGATATGGATCGGTTTGTGAGTTTCTTGGACCAGATCAAGGTATATGAAGGAGCGGATGGTCTTCCCTCCGGAACCTATACATGGATCTTTTACAAGACGGCAGCCGATTCACCCATCAAGCTTGTCTTTACACGTGTCGATACTGTTCTTGAAATCGGAGTCTTTCACTCTGCCATTGTCGAACGTGTGGGCGCAGTTACAGTTCACGGTGCAGGTGAACTTCTGAAAACACCTCAATCGCTACAGTTCAATCTTGCATCGGGCACCTATACGAAAAATTGGTTAAATAGCCGGAATGTTGGCAAACCAATTTGTCGCGGTGCAGAACTGGAAGAGAAAATCGGAAGAGAGTTCGTCAAGCTGGTTCCCGGCGCAGTCTATATAGGGAACAATGAGCGTAGTTTCATCAATTCAAAGAGTCTTGTGTTCACAAACGAAGTTGCAAGTATGTACTACCGTGCCGGGTTTGAATTTATGGAAATCCCCAAGGAGTTTGAGCGATACCCGTGTGATCAATTCCTCGATGACTATTTGGCGATGCGGAACAAGAGTCCCGACGAATTGAACATGTACGCATTCAATTACATCACCAATGTCGTGAATCGCGTAAAGGCACCCGACGTGAATGGTGACAAAATCCGGTTTCAGTTGATCTTGACTGAATTCAAGAAACGCATCACAGATTCCCAAACACTCCAAATGATCGAGACTGCCCTGAACAAGATGAAGGGTGCTAGACGGCGGTACCGGACCCGACGCAACAAAGGCTCGCATAAGTGACGCGTCCGATCGCAACGTTATTCACATTGTTCGAGGCCGGAGGTGCCAGGCGGTTCGTATAGACAGTGGCAGCATTCGCCTTGACCGACAGGTACATGCTATTATGCTCGCGGAACTGGGGAGGAGGGCTAGACCTGTAAGTGGCAGCAATAATCTGCCTTTTGCGCTGGGTAACATAATCCTGCATCGAGTTCACTTGGTGGGACATTCTGATTTATAGAGAACCCGAGAGAAAACGCAAACCATGAGGTTCCTCTTTGTTAGCACGCACGTTGATCAGACGACCGGTTACTCCAAGGTGGCGTACAATATGCTTCGTCAGCTTGGATCGCTTTCCCCCAAGGTCAAGACGTTCCATTTCGGATTCCAGCGTCACCCGAATCGCCCGGGCCACCGCAAGGTCCCGGAGGGTGTCATTGCCTACGATGCAGCGGCCAATGAGGATCCCAAGGAGGAGGGATTCGGCTTCAACAAGATCAAGGAGTATGTCGAGACAGTGTCGCCCGATGTGGTCATGATCTACAATGATCCGCTGATCATTTGCAAGTTCTTTGAGGCCCTCAAGCTCGACAAGGACAGCAAGCCGCCGTACAAGATCTGGCTCTATGTTGACCAGGTGTACCACGGAATCAACCAGGGACTCATTGATGGCATGAATCTCCACGCGGACCGCATCTACTGCTTCACGGATTCGTGGGCCACTGCCTATGCACAGTACCCGGTGAAGGATCGTAGTGTCGTGCCGCAGGTTCTCGAGCACGCCGTGGACCCCACCATGTTCACGAACATGCCCCGTGGTGAGCGTGTGTCTCTCCGCACGAATTTCAAGGTTCCGTCGGATGCAGTCGTGTACCTCAACATGAACCGCAACAGCCAGCGCAAGCGTCTCGACCTGACGATCATGGGCTTTGTGCGTCTCCTGAAGCGCGGCACGGTCCCGAATGCTCACCTGCTCATTGTGACAAACGTCAACCCCCAGTCGGGATCGTACTATGACGTTCAGCGCATCTTTACGGATTCTCTGGCGAAGGATGGACTGGTCGCAGAGGAGTTCACCAAGCGCCTCCTGATTGTCGATACGGCACCGCCTAACGTGCTCAATGACGAGTCGATCAACCAGATCTACAATATGTCGGATATCGGTGTGAATACGAGCGACGGTGAGGGATACGGTCTCTGCCAGCTCGAGCACCTCTACACGGGCGCGCCCCAGGTGGTGACGGATGTCGGCAGCTACCCGTCCTTCCTGAACAATAGTGTTGCGGAGATTATCGAGACGGATCCTGATTCGCGCTACTACTTTCCCGGTGGAATGCCCCTCGGTCTGTACGCCCCGACATTCAAGGTGGAGTCGGTTGCAGACGCCCTTGAGTCCGCTGCAAAGAATCTTGCAACTCGTCGTGCAGCAATCGAGACGTACCCCTTCAAGAGCTGGGCCAAGGTGTGCGACCCGTGGCTCGAGGATATTCACCAGGCGAGCACGTAACGGATCTTACCTTCAGATTCGCGCTGCCCCACCTTAATTAACCGCTGATTGTCCTCATAGGCAGCTGGGTCGAAAATCTCCTGGGAATCCAAGTCGTACAGAAACGGGATTCCTTTGATCAGGGCCTTTTGCAACCGCCGGTGCTTGCGGTCCATATTGCGCAAGTAGGAATCGTCGCGATCGTCCGACTTCATGGACGGCTTGAAAGCTAAATCGTCACCCTTCACTGTACTATCAAACCGCATACATGACAAGACAGGCTTTTCACGACTATGGAGTTTCCGGTGAACTTCGCAGTCGATGGCAGACTGTTTCAAGAGAAGACCGATCTTTTGATTCACGAGATCCTTCTTGTACGACACGTCATACAGGTACTCGTCTGTAGACATGAACGTTTCCACCGGCTGACCCTCGTAGCGCTTCGTGGAGGTATCGGCCTTCCGGATTGCTGCAATGTTCGGGAAATCCGATGTCTTGGCCTTCTTTTCGTTAAACACGGAGAGGTAGAAGCTCACCTTGACTGTGCGTTCCTCCTGATCCAAGGTGGCGTGGGAGCAAATACGAATGGCGCGTCCAATTACTTGATCATGGCGTGCAGGTGTCCAGTAGGGCTCCATAATGTGAACGTGCCGGACATTAGCCAGAGTAATTCCCTCTGCACCAGACGATGAAGCCATGAACAGGCACAGCAGTTTCTTTGCACGCGAGGCGATGCTGGTCTTGAGAGATTCTGGGAATTTGGATTCGTACCGACCATTGAAGATTTGGCGGAAGTATTCGCGCTCATCCTCTTTCTCCTCACCGGAATAGAATGCGTAGGCGGGTTTATCGCTCATGTTGGGATCTTCCACCCACTGCCCGTTCTGTTTCACAATCTTGTACGGCTGCCACCCGTTTGCATCGAGAATGGCCGAAAAGACACCAAGACCTTCCAGGGTGCGGTACTGGGAATAGATGAATTGATTGCGCCACACAGCTCCATCCCCGATGGAAATGTTATTCAGCATGCGGAGTAATTTAGGGGCATATTGAGTCAATGCCTTCTTGGACAGATACTTTTCCGGATTCGCACGGAGAGCGTTCAGGATTTCGGGCTTGTCGACAATCGACTTTTCATCTTCGCCTTCACCCTTGCTCGTGCTGGCAGCCCGAAGATCCGGCGGCACAGTGTAATTGCAGACGAGGCGGGACTTGACACGGAACGACTTGAAATCTTCATTCAGGGGATTCTTCGGCTTGTTGCTATTGGCCTTGAGTTCATCCCATCGAGTTTCCAAGTACTGTGTGAATTGTTCCTCGGACATTTCCACCTTTTCCAGCATCTTGTCATCCTCGACGCGCCGGGGCAGTAACCGTTCATCGGCGCCCTTGAAGTACGACACTAAACCCTGGATACGTTTCTGGAAGAGTAACGGGTTCTTGATGGACAATCCATCCAAAAAGGTTGTAGCGAATTCCTCGAAATTCGTGGGTAAACACTGCAGATCCTCAATTGTCACGCGATCCACGGCAATATCCGATCCCGTCTCCGTATCAAACTTCTTCTTGATACTTGCGACCCAGTCGGACGCCACGGGCGTATACGGCATCTCCTTCTTGTACTGCACGGCAACACGCTCGCCCGTCTTGTTGTACACGGTCGAGAACTGCGGCGGATTCCGGGTCACCATGACAACCTTCTTGGTAGCATTGAACTCAATTGTATCCACATCCCGCATTTCGCGCAACGTTGTGGTCATTTTTCCCTCATCCCAGCCCTGGAGATTCTTGAAGGGAATCACGATACGCTCGATCGGTCCACGCAGCAAGTTCATGAGAAAGGCAATCTCATTGGGCTTGTTAATCACGGGAGTTCCGGACAAGACCACGACCTTGCATCGCTTGGCAGTGTAAATCGCCTTGTACACGGGCTCGATTACACCCTCCTTGTCGGCGATACGGGAAATGAAGTTATGCACTTCGTCGATAATCACCACATGATCATCGTACGGATTCGGCCCTCCTTCAGGAATGAGTTCCGCAACCTTGGCGCGGGAGAGACCGTTGTAATTGATAAAACTGAAGCGAGTGTTCAGGACATCAATCACCTGGGCACGCACGACATCCTGGTCCGTCTTGGGCAAGGCGTTGAAGTTTGCCGGACGTCCCGGGGCTGTCACGAAATAGCGTCCGTACTTGTCGAGGAACGTCGGGGATACGCCGAGCGCGAGTGCCTCCTCCTTATTGGCATCATTCACCTGTCTCGAATTCCAATTTTGTTCGTAATACACGGGACATGTCTGGAACTCGCCCTGGTAATTCGTCTTGAGCGACGCTGGGGTCATGACAATCACCTTGAGGGTCGATAGCAGGGACTCGGCGATGGCAATTGACGAACAGGTCTTACCGGATCCGAGTCCATGGTACAGGAGGATTCCGCGGTAGGGTGTTTCAATCAGGAGGTAGTCCCGTACCAGTTTCTGGTAGGGCAAGAGTTCACGCGTCGTCGTTTGCTTCAGGCACAGATCGACATCCTTATCTTCGGCGAGGGGGTCCCGGTCTTCGCGGCGGTACTTGAGGAAAATACGAGTGATGGAGTCCGCAAATGCTTTGCGGTTCGGTAGAACGTAATCCATTGCTACTACGATAGAATTTCGTAGGTATAAATAAATGCCCGAGCCTATTCGTGTTCCCGACAATGATCCGGTGGAACGTGCTGAAGCCGCCGCAGCTCTTATGAAGCTGTCAGGCCAGGCTCGCAAGGGACGCAAGACTCGTGGCGGCCGCCGGGTCTCCCGTCGCCGTGGACGCAAAACTCGTCGCAGCGGTAAGTAATGGAGCCGTTCACACGGAAAAATCATCGCATTTGGATGGTGTCCTTCTATCTATTCTTGATGGCACTGTTCTTGTACGTGAAGCCGTCCGCCGCGTTTGGTCGCGAAGGGCGGATCCGTCCATTCGGAACGGGTACAAAAGATGCCACGATCTTTCCGGTGTGGTCATGGGTGTACGTGATTGCCGTGGTGTCGTACTGTATCACGATCTACTTTGCAGGTTACTCGCTCTCGTAAGTCTCGACGATCGTTTTAAGCGCATCTAACATCTTGCGGCGTTCAATGTGATGCGGGCGCACAAATCCAATACACTGATCCATCGTCTTCCATCCAATAGCCGAAATCTCTCGGCGTTGCATGTACGTGAAGCGCTGGCCCAAGTCCACAGTTGCATTCGGATTCAGTAACGCAACAAAGTACACGTGGCGGTACTCGATTCCATTCAAACCAATAAAGGTCTCCTCTAACACCACGTTGCGAAGAAGTGTATACAAGTCGCGGGGAATATTCGTCTCTTCGTTAAACTCCCGGATAGCACAATCCACATCACTCTCTGTACGGATTCGACGTCCCTTGGGAAATCCCCACTCGGGCTCCGGGTATGGCGACGGGCATCGATTCACAATGTCCACAATATCCACATTGACGAACTTTTCGCGAGACTGGGCGAATTCGGCCGTGATGTGGTCATCTCCCCATAACTGCTTCCAAATCTCCTCGAATGTCAGCGTTGTCAGCATGATCTGCTCGGCTTGTGTCATATTTCCTACCAAGGTCTCGAGGTAGGCAATATTCTGGACATCGTACTTGCCTCGCAGAAACTCTGCAAAGCTCATACTATCCTTACGACGAATCATCAAGAGCTTGGTGCTCGTAAAGGAGGTTGGGAGTCGTGGCGAGTCAAGTAGGATGATGCCGCAGGACAGGACAGGCTCGATACAGGAACGAAAGACATGTCCCTTTTCACCGCAATTATTGCAATACATTGCCATTGGACCAGGTGCTCGTATCGGAGGTAGAGTTCGTTTTTCCATTGCTTGTCATAATAAAGTTTCCTTGTAAGCATCAATGGCACTGCAAGGACAACCGCTGGGATTTCAAACGACCACGTTCAATCAACCGATTGTCAGGTCGAATGTGTCGGCTGTCTGGATTATCGGAGTTGCTCTCCTCGCAATTGTTGTCGTTTACTTTCTCCTGCAGACAACCAAGTTTTCCTTGACGAGCGCTGTCCCGGTGATCACTAACAGCGTGAATGGTAATTCGGGGCAGATTGTGAATGCATCCTCCTTCCCAGCGTCCCAAGTGTCGGATTACGGAATGCAGTTCTGGATGTACATTGCCGATTGGAACTACCAGTTTGGGCAGGATAAGCCCGTGATTCAGCGTGTCGACCCGACAAACGCTTCCATCATGAATCCGAGCATCTTGCTGGATTCAGTGACAAATAGTCTTCACGTGAAGATCAGCACCTATGACGGCGGCACGGGGTCGGGAGCGGCTGTCCCGGGCGCGTCGGGTGGATCGTACGATGATACATTCACATGCACTGTGGAGAATGTGCCGATTCAGTCCTGGTTTGCCGTGTCCCTGACAGTGTTCCAGCGCAATGTCGATATTTACATTAACGGCAAGCTGGTCAAGTCTTGTGTTCTCCCGGGTATTCCCAAGCCGGCCCTGGGTAATGCCACAATTGGCGGCTCCAAGGGCTACTCGGGATCCTTGTGCGGACTCACAGTCACTCCCGGCCAGCTGGTCCCGGGTGATGCCGCCAATTTCTATGCGGCGGGAACACCGTGCTCGGCGAGCGAGGGTGGAACTCTCCAGAACAATCCCCTCTTTTCCCTCTTTGGATATACGGTCCTCTTCCAAGTCAATGATGCGAGCGGTAAGAACATTCTCTAAATTTACACGTCATTCTCTCAAATCATCCAATGAAGATTCTTCTCAAGTGCCCGACACGTGCCCGTCCCCAAAAGGTGATGGACACGTTGAAGAAGTACATGAACCTGGCCAATCGTCCGCACGAACTTGGCGTGCTCGTGTCCTGTGATGCTGACGATACCAGCATGACCCGGAATCTGGTTCGTGATGAAATCACCCACATTCTGTCACGCGCTGCATGGTCGAGCATTGTGTACGGAAACAGCAAGTCGAAGATCGAGGCCTGCAATGCGGACGTCGCGTCTGTCCCGTGGGAGTGGGATGTGATTGTGCTTGTGTCCGATGATATGATCCCACAGATCAAGGGATACGATGATGTGATCCGGTCGCATATGATGACCTTTCCGTCGACTGACGCGATTCTCTGGTTCAATGACGGATTCCAGCAGGATAAGCTGAATACACTGACAATCTTTGGACGCGCAATGTACGACTCGTTCGGGTATCTCTATAACCCTGCGTACACGAGCCTTTTTTGCGATACGGAACTGACGGATCTGTGCCGCACGAAACTGAAGAAGAACTGCTTGTACGTGCCCTATTGCATTATCCGCCACGAGCACCCGGCAACTGGATACGGTGGAATGGATGGACTGTACCAGACAAACAACCAGTACTTTGGAAAGGATCTGAAGACATACATTTCCCGCAAGGTGTACGAGTATGACTGGTCTGTCCTCATCCCAACCATGCCCGGTCGCGAAGACCGACTGCAAGCGCTCCTCAAGCGAATTCGGCACATGTGCAGTGTCCACGACATTAAGGTCGAGGTATGCCTGAATTTCGATAATAAGGAGTCGAGCGTGGGTCTCAAGCGTCAAGCACTCTTGCAGGGTGCCCAGGGGAAGTACATGTCCTTTGTGGATGACGACGATGAACTTACGGACTTTTACTTTGAGGATTTGAAGGCAACAATCCAGGGAGGGTACGACTGCATGCGCCTGCGTGGCTCGATTACACCGTACACCTTCACCCACACGGTCGCCCAGCCAATCACGGGTGTCATGGCGCGTGGCGAAGAGTTTCTACGCCCACCGAATCACTTGAACCCGATGCTCACAGATGTTGCCAAGTTCATTCCGTTCAAGGATGCCATCCGCGGCGAGGATCTCGACTGGACTCTGACTCTGGCTCGCCATGGGTTCCTCAAGACCGAATACGCGTCGTCACATGATCGCATTCACTACGTGTACAATGTCCGCACACCCGTTACACAGTCTGCGCTTGAATATCAACATACGACAACGTACGAAGAGTTCTTGCGCAAGGTCTGGGTTTCATCATCAAGTCCAGCACCCGTCCGCCCCGCCGGTCTTCGTCTGGGCCCGAATGGATTCAAGAGGACTTAATTCCGTGGTAAGACACAATGAATACCAGCACAATTGCGATTGGAATCGGTCTTCTCGTCCTGGCAGGGTTAGCGTATTACCTGTACAGATCGATCACACTGAATGGTGATCCAACCAAGACGATCGTCCAGAATGGATCCGTGTCGGGTCTCGCGGAAACAAACACCAGTGTGACGATTCCCAAGTCCTTTAACCAACCGGAAGGTGCTGTCTTTACCTACACTGGATGGCTCACCGTCTCTGATTTCACAATCAATTACGGAACGAAGCGACTCGTCTTTACCCAGAACGATTGCCCGGGATTGTACATTGATAGCACGTCGAACTCCCTGATGCTGGTTCTCAATACGTTCGGAGCCACCGAGACAGTCCTGATTCCGAATATTCCCGCGAACAAGTGGATCCACTTTGCCATTGTCGTGAACCAGTATGCGGTCGATGTGTATATCAACGGTCTCATAAAGCAGCACCATACACTCAATCAGTTACCGAAGCAACAGGATGGAACTGTCACGATTGGATCTCCGTCGGTTGGATTCCAAGGATATGTGTCGGATCTCACTTATTTCAGCCGGGCGTTAACCACGGCAAACATTGCTGGAATGCAGGGTTCGGTTCCTCCTAACCCGGCACCAGGTCCGTCTGGACCGCCGTACTTTTCGAGCTCATGGTACGTTGGCAGGTAAAATCTCGTTCCAAATGCATAATGGCAATAAACAACAAAATCAATGAAGCGTTTACAGATCCATTGACCAGAGTGACAAAACCACACGACGAAATCATTACAATTTTGAGTACGGCAATCGATGATTGGGAGGATGGAAAAGAAACACCCTTGATACCAAGATTCAGTCTTCAGTGCAGGTTAGGCAGTACCGGCGACGGGGAGTGTAAAAAGCACATATTTCTTGTAAAATACGAAGAAGGGAATAAGCTTGTTGCCAGGTTTCGTCGTTGCAATGGCGGAATTCAGGTGAAGAGCGAGGATAGTGTATGGAGAGATTTCGTAGAAAATATGGTCGTTACACCTCCTGTCTCACCTCGTCGCGGTGGTCGCAGGCGGAAGAGTAAAAGATCTAGTACAAAGAGTAAGAAGAATGTCCGCAGGAGGACAACGCGGCACTGACCTGTCCGGAATCACGACCATGCGCATCCGCGACGCTGCAGACGTTACAGCTCAAAATAGGGTGAAGCAGACATACCAGATGTTTGCATCGGCAACTGCCAATGCGTATGCCAACCGGACCCCGAACGGAAACAATTACTATTCGGATTTCTTACTGGGTATTGACGAATGCAGCAACTGCACTGGCTTACCGTATCAGAGGAGCCAAACAATGACATTCCGCAACCGTTAACGCTTAAGGGTCTTTTTCAGCAAGTTGCGCGTCTTGGTCCGCTTCGTCCTGTCCCCGGGAGTGTAGGTGAAGAAGGAGGCCAGGTACTCGGGCGATTCCCTATCTTTCGATACCTTTGCATACAGATCCGACCGATGCCTCTTCATTTCAATTAAACTTTCCTGATGACCCAAGCATTCCTTGGGCGTCAAGAGAGCGAATTCGCGGGATCCATGGTCGGCCAAATCGACAAGACGCTGGGCCACGCACAAGATTCGGGTCAGTTCGTCTTCAGGGGCATCCGTGTACATGTAGGCGTAAAAGAACTGCAGCAAAGTTGGGATGGACGCCACACGGATCCCATCTGCCGCCCGGTGGTAGCTGTGGCATGCCTGGGTCTCGTAGAATCGGATCTTGACAAGTCCGTCCTCATCAATGAAATCGGTGCGCCTCGGAATCAGTTCGTTGCCTTCTGTGACAGTCGCGTGCTTGCCCTTGACGATGGCTTCAATGGTAGGTGCTTCAGCGAGCAGGGTGACGGGTGTTGTCCAGTGGGTCCGCTTGGCGTGGACTTCAGCAGCCGAGAATCCTAACAGAACAATCGGGTGGGTCTTGAGCAGATGGATCACTTCCTTCTTTTGATCATTGTCCAGTTCAGTCCCCGCCTTGACCTTTGCCGGACATGTCAACGGATAGTGTTTGTTCAGTAACTGGAGACGTTTGTACACTTTGGTCCAGCGGGACACATCACCCTTGGGACGAGACAGTTCCAGGTACATGCTCATGCGCAGAAAGTTCGGGCTCACATAGTGGATTCCATGGCGCACGATATCCTCCTTCCACAGACGATCAAAGATCTTGTGCTCGAGATAGGTTACATCGGCAACACCCTGGAATTCCGAAAAGACCTTGAACGTTCCCAAGTGCATGCCCGGCTTGACTTCCACATTCGGAATCTTCAGAGTGCTAATGTGATCTGCAATCATCATGGCGTGCTCCTGGGGCGTTTCACTGAAAAAGTCATAATCTGGAACTTCCTCGTCAAAGTCGTAGAACTGTTCGTGTTCTGGAAGAAGGTTATTGATGGCCGTTCCACCGTAACAAAGCACGCGATGGTGCTTGAGAAAGTCCTCCACCAAACCCAGGACCCGTCGAGTTGTGGGGTCGGCGGCCGCTTCACGCTTGTTTTCGAGTTCAAGTTCGTCGACAAGTGATTCGATGGTATCCATTATAAAAACGGAAACAATATTGTTTTTTTCCTTGCGAGGCAGCAAGATGCCAAGTCGGTACAATCTTCGTCGTCGGACAAACAAGACTACATGGGTCAGCGATGAGACCCTGAAGAAGCCTGAACCTCCGGTGGACGACTCGGACGATGAAGAGTATACTCCTCCGTCCGAGGACGAGTCAGAGGCAGAGGCAGAGACAGACAGTGAGGAAGAGGAGGAAGAGGAGGAGGAGGAAACCCCACAGATCATTCTTCCCAAGGGGTCCAAGGTATCTGTCAAGTTGCATCTTCATACCATTGTCGGCGGGAACGGGGGCAAGCTTCAACTTGCCGATTCAGAGTCCGAGGACGAGTCTGAATCTGAATCCGAATCCGAATCCGATGAGGAGGGTGGATTCATGGACCATCTCATGAAAAAGTACGGAGAGGGAAAGAAGCAAAAGCACAGTCGCAAGGACAAGGAGGATAGTCCTGCACTCGATCTCAATGACGACGAAGAGGATTATTACCGAGATCTCTCCAAGTCGAAGCGCCGCAAGCTGAATGAAAAGATGAAGAAGGTGTCTGGCCTGGTGGATACGGGAGAGGTGCCGTACAAGTTCCGGGTCCTCGACCTCGCTATTCCGGATTCTGTCAAGGCGTCAGTGATCAAGAAGATCGATGTGCTCACCGAGTCGTCCATGGAAGGGGAGGGATTCAAGCTGCGCACGTGGGTGGATTCCTTCTTCCGGCTTCCCTTTGGCAAGCATGTGCCGCTTCCGGTCAAGCTCGCCGACGGTCCCGAGCCGTGCTCCAAGTTCCTCGCCGAGTCCAGCGCCATCATGAACAAGGCCGTGTATGGAATGAACCCTGCCAAGACCCAGGTGATGCAGATCCTCGCCCAGTTGGTGTCCAATCCAGGATCTGCTGGAAATGTGATTGCGCTCAAGGGGCCCATGGGAGTCGGAAAGACCTCATTTGCCAAGAACGGTGTGGCCATGGCTCTCAAGCGTCCCTTCGAGTTCTTCTCCCTGGGTGGCGCTTCGGATGCCTCCACCTTTGTGGGGCACTCCTTCACCTACGAAGGATCGACCTGGGGACGGATTGCCGATGCCATCATGAACGCCCGGTGCATGAACCCAGTGCTGTACTTTGACGAGGTGGACAAGATTTCCACCACATCGCACGGCGAGGAGATTGTGAATATGCTGATTCACTTGACGGATCGCTCGCAGAATTCCCAGTTCCACGACCGGTACTTTGCCGGGGTGGACATTGACTTGTCCCAGTGTTTGTTTGTCTTCTCCTTCAATGACGAGTCCAAGATTCACCCGGTTCTCAAGGACCGCATGCAGATCATCGAGTGCACTGGGTACACGGCCGACGAGAAAAAGACCATTCTCACCCAATTCATTGCACCGCAGGTGCTTGACCGCATTCAGTTGAATGGGCAGTTAAGCATGACGGATGAGGCGATTCGGTATATCATTTCCGAGTATTCGGCACAGGAACAGGGCGTGCGTACCCTGATCCGGACTGTGGAGACCCTGGGCACGCGCATCAACCTCCTGCGCATCGCCGATGAAGCCACCGCCAAGTCGTACCCATTCTACCGCAAAATCAGCTTCCCGTGCACAATTGATGTGGAACTCGCCCGGCACATTCTGCAAGAGAAGCCCCAGATTGAGAGCTGGAGGTCCATGTACAATTAAAGCTGGATCCAGGTGAGACTCGAAATGGGAAGTGACATGATGCGGGGATTGTCGTCCATGGTCGAGAAGGAACAGAGCAGGTTCGAGCAGGTGGGGTCCGGGATACATCCCAAGCAGTACTCGATCGTATTGGCCTGGAACACGAATGGCAGGCTCATGCACTTGGGCTTGTATCCTTTTTCCATGCGCATCACCACATGGTAATACTTACGAGGCGTCGAGTACTTGACGAAATGCACAATACACCATGTTTCACCGGGATACTGCATCGGCTTGAAGGCCACACTCGATCCGCGAAGATGCGTAAAGAACCAGGGAGTCGGATGACTCGTATGAATCACCAAGTCATTGTCCTCTAAAGTGCCAATTTCAAGTGGCGACCAGCGATAGATGATATCGTCGGTGGTATCCACGGCAATCCAGTTCTTTTCACACTCCTGATTGCCCGGAGAGTTCAGGATGCGGCAGTCCGCATACATTCCATCCTGGGGACGATACGATCCATGCATGATTCGGATCTTGTCCGTGTACTCCCATGTGGTGGCAGTGAACTTGAGATCGCCCCTTGAGTCGGTATAGACACGGACATCTTCAAGACCCACAATGTGTGCATCGGAGCGACGATCGACTGTAACGGACGAATCGAGCATCTTAAGGTGCTCGCCCGTCGTAGGATCAAACCATACATTCTGCGTTCGGACCTTGTGGGACTCGGACACGCTTCCATTCTCCTTCATGATATAGGATCCCGTCATTGGGTTGATGGTGTAATTCACGAACCGCACATTATGGTACACGGCATTCTTGTGCTTGTACATGCAGACAGAGGTTGGGTGGTAATCCTCTCCGAATGCATCGCGCGCCAGAGGGTGGGTCTTGCTCGGGAATCCAAGCGGCTCAATGTAGAATCCCAGATTGTCGTACACATTGCCGAGGTGATGAACCGGGGTGGGACGTGTCATATAATCCATTGAAATCAGCAGACCCTTCTTGGGCAGTCCCAGGTAATACATGAGAATCGTGGCCTCATAGTCAAACAGGAACTTGTAGACATCCACTTCGACAAAGAGCGAGTCCGTCGAGAGAGGAATGCGCGCGCCCTCGAGAACGTAGTGATAGGCCTTGTAGTGCTGACCCACCTCGCGAAAGTACCGGGCCAGCTTGTAATAGGGTTCGGCGCGCGACGGACGATACTTGATTGCCAGGAGCATCCACATCTCAAATTCCGGAATCATTCCCAGCTCCTTGTACGACTCACCCGTCATGTAGTGACTGTACCATACCTCTTCAGGCCATCCACCTGCAGCGATACGCTTGGCGTACATGTCCACAGCATCCTCGTAGCGCCCGAGTGAATGGTACGTCTGGGCAAGGTAAAAGAGGTACCGGACATTATCAGGCTCATCAATCAACCCTTGCTCCAGCAGCCGGGCGTCGCGCTGGAACTTATCGGACTTGCAACCACCATCGTTGCGGTCGTCGATATAGCACACGGACTTGGGAAGCGGAACACCCTGATTGTCCCAGTACTCGTGCGTAACGCCCAGGCACTGCCAGTTATGATCCATGCGCACTAGACGAATGTTCGGGTACTCGAGGTTACCATTGCACTGGATCACCGTGTACCCCACCTCGGTGAGGGTTTGCGTCAAGAGAGTTCCAGGAACAAAGACCATATCGGCATCGAGGCAGAGTCCATATGTATCCTTGAGGTCAAACCCTGCAGTGCGGAGATACGACTGTCCGGCACGGAACGTCTCGGTGCGGTTAAATCCGAAATGTTTCCAAGGAACAACCGTCACGCATCCCTTATGGGTCTTGAGGAACTCCTTGGCAATTTCAACTGTAGTGTCGGTAGACCCTGTGTCGCAAATGCAAAAGGCATCGACATAGGCCTCAACAGCCTCAAGACACCGTTTCAGGATTGCAGACTCATTCTTAACCATGAGAAGAAGCGCGACCTTCATCGCGTCGGTTTATGTTCAACTCTCCTGGATTCCTGTAAATAAAGGAATGACCACTGATTTTGTCAAGCAGTCCCTCCGCGAGAATCTTGGACGTGTTCTGATCCCGCACATTGCTGACGGAATGTGGAGTATCTACGATTCGGCCAAGACCGCGTGCGAGCGGAACGGACAGCCAGATCAAATCCTCAAGACGTTTCAGAATCTCCTCACCAAGGTTCCGACCTGGAAGGATGAGACTCTCGCCAAGGAGGCGGAGCGCATCTCCAAGGCGTCCAAGTGCGATTATATCGACGACCTCCTGCTCGGTGTGTTTGTGAGCTACATCCGGGCCTTTGCCAGTCTCCAGCAGGTGGAAAAGACGCATGTGGATATCCAGTTCACTCGTCCGTCCGTCGAGGTGTTTATCCACGCCCTGTACAAGTCTGCCGCACGTCAGTCGTGGAGCAATGCGTACCTGTTCAAGACAGTTGGTGTTGCGTCGGAGCAGCAGGCCCGCAATCGCCGGGACATTGAGACGCTCGTCAGTTCGTGCATGAATGACGTGATTGATTCGTTCATTCCGTGGAAGGAGATTAGCAAGGCCTACTTTCAGGCCAAGCAGGAGGCCAAACAGGAGGTTCTGGAAGCCCCCCAGCCCCAGCCGGAGTCCGCGAGCGCCAAGCCGGAGCCCGCGAGCGCCGCGCCGCAGGTTAAGTTTGAGCAGGAAGAGGAGGAGGATGAGGTCCCGTCCCTTACGGTCGGAGAGGAGGTCAAGGTTGACCTGGGTATTGTCGATGAGGAGGAGGAATCGTTCGATCTGAAGCCGTCTGGATCTGTGTCTCTGAACATGTAGTGCGTCCGAATGCGTCGAGTAAAAAAACCGAATCGGAACAAATGACACCCGGTGAACTTCAGATGTATGGAGGCATCGTTCTGTTAGTGATTGCGTCCGCCATGGTGCTCTACACAATGGATCGTCGTTCCAAGAGTGCGCCGTTCCTGTGGTCGGATGCGGCAAAGATCGGCGCCGGTGCCGGGACCCTTGCAGGTGGAATTCTGTATTCTGTGACAAGCCCTGAAACGGCTGCGGTTGTCACGGAGCATATGCAGGATATGTTCGTTGGAAAGCCCGAATTCTGAAAAAATATCTGTTTGGATAGACAAACCAATAATGCAGTGGGAGAAGCTTCTTTTCAGCGCCGTTGTGTTCTATGCGCTCATCCCGGGTGTCCTCGTCCGCCTCCCGCCGGGTGGCTCGACCCTGACGGTCAACCTCACGCACGCCCTGGTCTTTGCCCTGGTTCTGTGCTATGGCCGCAAGCTGGTGTTCCCCGGAAAGTAAATTCTTACTGTAAAACAAACAAATGTACTGGTATTTCCTCACAACGGCTCTGCTGTTCTACGTTCTCACGCCCGGTGTTCTTGTGAGCTTGCCGCCTGGAGGCTCGAAGATGACCGTTACGGCGACGCACGCGGTGGTGTTTGCGATTGCGCACATGCTGGTGCACAAGTACGTGTTTAAGCATTAACAATGGCAACTCGGTTTAGCTCCAGTGGTGGCAGGACTCCACCGGCAATTCGCATTAGGATTATTCGAACATTCACCGAAACTCTTACCGCTACACGCACTCGGGTCGCAGAGACCCTCAAACCTCGACGACGACCACCAGATCAGCAACGCAAGTGTGAGCACCAGCATGAGGATTCGTGCTGATGTGTGCATTTATAGGTCGATGGAGAAAAAAGGGACACCGATAGGGATTGCTGACACGTAATACTGACGGAATCGGGAGAGTTCCTTCTTGGGAACGGCATTCGTGCAGAACCGTGCAATCGCCTTGTACAGGTCAAATCCGTGGTACCGATCGTGGTTGTCATGTGTTTCGCGGTAGAGAACCGACGATCCGTCAGGGCACGTCATCCACGCCTTCATCATGTCAAAGAGGGGATGGTCGTACGCATGATCGGGGCCTTCCGGAAACATGTCCCAAAACACCGAAGTTGCGAAACGCGCAAGATCAAAGGATGCATTCGGGGGGATCCTCGGCTTATCATGAACGAGGTACGGTTCGTGATTGTACTGGCCACACGCCTCTTCATCGGTCTGGAACTGACTACTTGCAAAGGTCCGCGCCTCCTTCATTCCCGGAAGACGGATTGATACGATTGCACGGTCAAAGTCGATGATCTTGATTTGCTTTCCAAATGTCGGAACGCGGTAGCAGAGCCCCGCATGCTTTGCAAACACAAACTCATCCGTAGTGTCCACGTACATGACATTATTGCCGTGGAGATCGTTGTGGGTGAAGCCGATCGTGCGTTGAGCGTAGGCAAGGGCCAGGACAATCTGGGCCATCCACGCTGTGTGATGCTCCGGGTTAGAATCTGACTCAATCAAATCGTAGAAACTTCCAGCGCAAGTTTCCATGACTGTCGTGACAACCGGAACGTCCTTGAATGTCACCCAGGCAAACGGTTCGTCTTCACCTTCTTCATCGTCCGCCTCTTCATCCTCATCCTCGCACTTGCAGGATTCAATGTCAAACACATCGCTTTCATCATCGGAGATATCCTCTTCAGACTCTTCCTTTTCAAGCAGGTATTCTTCAACTGCGACGACATTGGCCGGCTCTCCGGTGATTTCATCTGCAGCTGCATCTTCAAAGTCAAGATCCACATTGTCTCCCAAGACAATCGACGCACGCTGTCCCCGCGTATGCGTAAAGGACGATTCAGTCGGGGCACGAACCTTGAGATCGAATGTCTTTCCCACATTGTCCAGGAACCACTTTCGTTCGGCAATCTCCTCGTAATCGTCGGAAATGTCAAGGACGAAGGTCTTTGCGAGACTGACAAGAATGCCATACACTTTGGGAAACAAGGGACACGATGCAAGGACTGAAGCGGTCAGGGCTCCCACATAGGCAGCCGTGTGTTGGTTCTGCAGGCGATCGGAGATATCCTTTGCAACTTCGGACGACTTGGGGAGTCCCGGGTGTCCATACTCGCCCTTCATCGTCTTGAAGGGGCTCAAAATCATGGTTGTCTTGCGATGCACGTTAACCTCTTTTCCATCACGTGTCCAAATCGTATCCGGATTGACGATATATTCGATTCCGTCAGGGTGCTTGATTCCAAACTCCTCCATAATGGCCCCGAGCTGTTCCGTCTTGAAGAGATGTTCAAGAGACGGGAAAAAGGGCTGCGGCTTTTGCAGTCCCCATACTTCTGTTTCCAGCTTCGGGAGTCGACCAAGCTTCAAGTCGATGGGGAGTGTTCGTAGATCCTTGCCCATTGTGTATCCCGAGGGGTTTGAGAAGTCTGCGGTCTGACGAGACGTTCAGAAGTCTGCAGAAGGTACAATGTGGATTTTTGGAATTTGGGGGGATTCGGTACCTATTAGTGCGAACCGACAAAAGGCAATCGATCAACTGCGCACAATTCCAGGTGTCGAGTTCAAGCTCGTGACAGAATCCAACCTCCACGAATACGTGCTCCCAGATCATCCGTTTCACGAAGGCTACATCTACTTGACAGGAATTCATCGTTCGGATTATTTGCGGTGGTACCTCATGCATCATTACGGTGGTGGGTATGCAGACATTAAGAACCCGACAGGTTCATGGGTCGAAGCCTTTAAGGAGATGGACAATCCTGAAGTATGGATGAATGGGTATCCCATTCCAGTTATTGCACACATTGGGTGTCCAGAGAGTCGAGTGTATGGTTCCAGAATTCTCGGAAATGGATCCTTCATTTGCCGTCCCAGGACTCCGTACACGACAGAATGGGGGATTGAGCTTCACAAACGGATGGACAGTCTCCTTCCCTCGTTGCGTACAAGCCATCGGTACATTGTCCGCGACTGTCTCGAGTACGGTGGTAGGTACCCAGTTCCATGGTCGCACTTGTTGGGAGACATCACACACTCACTGCAGCCCAAGTACTTCGACCATTTCCGTTACACAGTACCCCCATGCAGTTTTTCCACTGATATTTATTGGTAATGAATAGATAATGAACTTCCAACTTCGTCAATTCAATATCAACATGATCAAGGAACGCTGCGACATTGATTCGCGCAAGAGTCCCATGATTGTGATTATCGGCAAGAAGGATACTGGCAAGTCCTTCTTGGTGCGCGATATCCTCTTTGAAACCCAGTCGTGCTTCCCGGTGGGCACGGTGATTTCCGGTACAGAGGTGGCCAACGAGTTCTTCCAGCATATGGTACCGTCCAAATTCATCCACGACAAGTACTCGCCCGAGATCATT